CTGTGACCGGAGCGAACACCGCCACGCCCGTGGTCACCGACAACGGCGACGGCACCTATTCGGCCAGCTACACGCCAACAGCGGCGGGTACGGATTCCGTGGCCATCACCCTGGACGGCACGGCCATCAGCGGGAGTCCGTACAGCGTTGCTGTTCATGCCTCTGCAACGGACTCTACTGCCTCTGTTCCGGTAGCAGGAATCGTTGATGAAGCCACCGCGATCACTATCCAGGCCAAAGATGCTCTGGGGGCAAATGTCAGTGTTGGTGGGGAAACCGTTGTCGTCTCGATCACCGGAGCGAATACGGCCACCCCATCGGTGACTGACGTAGGTGATGGCACTTACACCTGTTCTTATACGCCAACGGCAGAAGGGACTGATTCCGTGGCCATCACGCTGGACGGCACAGCGATCAGCGGGAGTCCGTTTTCCAGCGTGGTTGAATCAAGTGGCACCCCAGGGTTTTTTGACCCGTCTGTTGTTGGTGTCAAGGCTGGTCCCAATCCATTAAACATTCTTCGGATCTGAGGAACCCATGGCGAGTCCAGTAGCGCGTATTCTGAGTTTGGACGACGATTCCAGGGAGTTCGATGCTGGGGTCAGGGGGCCGGCAGCATATCCTCGGGAAGACGAAGAGGAGGACGGGAAGTATGCCACCTATTCCCGGGCATTGTTCGATGAACAGCGTCAGGCGATGGAGCCATTGTATCTGACCTGGACCCAGAATCTCCTCTATCTCAGCGGCCACCAGTGGTGGACCTACGATTCAACGACAGGGACATTCGTCCCGCCCAAGCCATCGAAATGGCGAGAACGGCCTGTCAGGAATCTGCTGAAGCCATACTACAAGCACTTCATGGCGAAGGCGATCAAGAACAAGCCGGTCCCGATTTGTGTGCCAGCATCGACGGATCCTGAAGACATCGATGCGGCGGAGCTCGGCAATGAGGTGGTGAAGGGGAAGTTCCAGGAGCTGAACCTTTCCAGGACACTTCGTCGTGCGATCGCTTGGCTGGTTCCCACGGGCAATGCCTGTATCATGCCCTACTGGAACGAGCGGTCGGGGATCCTGGAACCGCTCACGACATTGGTTCAGGCTGTCGAACACGATGGGGCTCTTGGCGGCCAGCCAGTAGCCGAAAAGATCATCGAGGTTCCGGCCGACAGGAACGGCGAACCGATCCTCGACGAGCAAGGCAACTATGACCTGATGGCCGAACCTGCCTATTACGATATTGGTGAAGTCGGCTACAAGGTTCTTTCGCCATTCCAGGTGTTCACGGATCCGGATGCGGAATGCGAAGAGGACATGAACTTCGTGCTGGTCGTCGAATCTCTGACCATGCGTGAGATTCATCGTCGATGGCCCGAATCGATGGAAAAGGATCTGGCGGGCGAAGACACCTCCGAGATGGATCGCTTTGACGACATGATGTCGTCTATGGCTACTGGCGCAGACACCCACCTCGTACCGAGCCAGACCCAGCGTGACATCGATCTGCCGAAAGCCTACGTCCTCCATTACTTCGAGAAACCAGAAGAAGAGTATCCAGAAGGACGTCATTGGGTGACCTGCAACCAGAAGCTCCTGGAGGCTCCAGGGCCCCTACCTGATGGTATCTGGCCACCGGTGGTCTGGCTCTGGGATGTGGACGCCCCGGGCCGGCTTCATGGGGACGCGACGATTACGGACGCTGTTGGCCTTCAGCGTGAGTACAACGAAATCTGTGCCCAGATCAAGGAACACCACAATCTTTTGCTGCGTGGAAAATGGCTGGTCCCCATCGGCTCGAACATCCGAAGGGGCCAGATCACCACCCAGCCTGGTGAGGTGATCCAGCATACTCCGGGCCTGGCTCCGCAGATGGCGGATCTAAAGCCCCTGCCGGCAAAGGTCTATGAAGAGCGCGAAAAGGTGCTGTCTGATTTCGAGTTCATCACTTCGATGCACAAGATTTCGATGGGTCAGCCGCCCCCGGGTGTCACCTCTGGTCGGGCGTTTCTGACACTTCAGGAGGCCGATGATTCCGATCTTGGCCCATTCTTGCAGATGTTGGAGAATGGGGTAGCGAAGATCGGTTGGCTGACAATCCAGCTCATCCAGAGGTTCTATGACGATGAGCGCATGGTTCGTGTCTCCGGAGAGAACCAGAAATATCAGGTCCGAACGTTCAAGGGCGCCGACCTCCGGTCCATCGTGGACGTCGAGCCCCAGGCCGGGAGTGCCTTCCCGTGGAGTGTGGTGGCCAAGCAGAGCATGATGATCGATCTGGCTCAGACTGTACCGCAAATCTTCATGGATCCGGACACCGGCATGTTCGATGTCGATCGGTTCCGTAGGCTCCTGCCGATTGGTGGTGACGAAGCAGTAGGTATCGGCTCTGACCTGGACGTCTCTGAGGCGAAACGTGAGGAAGAGACCTTCGAGATGTTTGCCGGCGAGATCGACGAACAAGGCGATCCTGTGATACCTCGGGTCCTGCCGTGGCAGAATCATGCTCTCCATGCCAGACAGCACTCGCGGACGCTGAAGGGCACCGCTTTCCTCCAGTGGCCTCCGGAGAACCAGCAGTTGCTGATCCAGCACTGGATTGAAACCCAGCAAGAGATCATGGCTATGCAGGAGGCTATGATCGAAGAGGATGAGGAGGGCGAGGAAGACCGTCCACCGACACGACAGAGTGAAAACGAGGAGGCCCCCTCGGAGTAAGAGGGCCATAGCGTAGCCAATGAGCCGGGATCGCACTGAGGCGATCCGTCCGAGCGGCTACACCATGCAAGGAGACGCATCATGTTCAGACGTTTGAATCCCCTCATTTCCTACGGCGTGCCGAGACATGGCGAGGCCGGACTCATCCAGCCCATCCAGGGTCAGAAGTATTTCGTGGATCCTGTGGACGGGTCGGATGCGAAGGATGGAAAGGACATCAATCACCCCTTCCTCACCCTGGAGAAGGCTTACACGAAGTGTGTGGCCGATCAGGGCGATGTGATCTTCTGCATGCAGGGGACCCACAACATCGAGGACACCGATGGCCTGGTCTTGGACAAGGCCGGTGTCTCGATCATCGCCTTCGACTACGGGGCCAACCCTCACGCCATGGGCGAGAAGTTCACGATCCGGAATCATTCTTCGGTGACGGACAAGCCTGCTGTGACGATCAAGGCGCCGACGAAGATTGTCGGTATGGGAATCACGACCCGAGACACTGACGCCTACTCGCTGGTCTTCGACTGCGACGAGAGTGGTGGATTCAACGCCGGCTTCAGCCTCATCAAGAACTGCCGGTTCAGTGCCTGGTACGGAGCCATCGAGGGATTCATCCACATGCTCGGTGGCCAGTTGAACCGGATCGAGGGCTGCACCTTCGACGGCCTGTTTAGCGGTGTCCAGACTGCTGGGATCCTGCTGGATTCCGATACGGGCCCGATCGACAACGGCTTCACCCAGATCGTCGGCAACTATTTCTATGGTATCGGAGACACGATCCCAGCAGCTAAGGTTGCCTCCAGTGACACGGCGACGGGCCTCATCATGACCCACAACTACCTGACGGCTGGATTCGACACCTCTCATCAGGGCGTATTGCTCGATCTGAACAGCACCGACTCCTGGGGGCTGGTCGCGGACAACTGGGTGGCTCCGCTGGCGAACCAGGCTGCGGCCATTCTCAACGCTGGCTCGTGGACGGGTGGATTCGCGGACAACCACTACGAGGAAACCTGATAAGGAGGTGATCCATGCCGGACGCAACGGGTCAGATGGTGGAGTTCTTCAGTGAGGACACCGATCAACTTCTTTTCTCGGCAAAGCTGTACTTCGTACCTGTTGAGGGCCAGACGGTCGAACACAACGGCGACACCTACAAGGTCGAGCGCGTCAACTGGATGCTGATTGAAGATCCCAGGATCCAGTATTGTAAGGTCGCGCCCCAGGTGTTTCTCTCTGAAGATGTAGGTGGGGGCCACCATGGAGGTGGTCACCCCTAATACGCTCCGGACACCGTTTCGTCCATCTAACCGGCCTTCTCCTTCGGGGGGAGGCCGGTTTCGTCTAAAGATTGACCGAAGTACAACCTCCATACATGAATCCGATGATCGCCAGGGGACCGCCAAGCGATAACCCCTGGCCCATTTCAAGACGGGGACTCCTGGACAACCCACGATCGGGACCCAACGAACAACCCCGCAACGACGAAAGGTCTTACCATGGCCGGAGAAGACACCCAGGCGCCTGATAGCTCGTTCGGAGAGCTGGACGACTTGATCGACCACCGTTTCGACGAAGCTGCCCGTGCTGCCGAAGGGGAAGACGCCCCAGGTCCAGCGAGCGATGACGAACCTGCCGGTTCAGACGACGACACCGAAGAGATAACCGATGATCCGGACCTCTACGATGACGACGACCTGGACGAGGAGGACGAAGAGCTTGGGGAGGAAGAGCTGGATGAAGATGAGGACTTCGACGACGATGAGGAATACGAGGAGGATGAGGAGGATGAGGAGGACGAGGAGGAGGGTGAGGAGGACGAGGAAAATGTATTCGAATCCATCTCTGCCGAAGAACTCGAAGAGATAAATAACGACCCGAAGCTCAAGAAGGTCTACCGCTCGATGCAGGCCGCGTTCACGAAGAAGACCACGGACTTGTCCCAGAAGGATCGCCGTGTTTCCCGGCGAGAGTCCCAGGTCGAGGAGTTTGTGAACGATGTGAGGACCGCTGATGGTATGGCGGGTTTTCTGAAGACCACGTTGGAAAAGAATCCAGACATCGTGGCCGCGGCCTTCGAGGCCGTAGCGTTCGGTGACAAGGCCACAGACTTCCTACTGGAAGTCGGCCTGGAGGATCCGGAAGTCTTCGAAGAGGCCTACAATCGCCTTGGCAATCTCCTCAGTGATGATGATGCACTCAAACGTCACAAGAAAGCCAGGGAACTGGAAACGCGAGAGGCCAGAGCGGACGAACGGGAGCAGCGACTTCGGCGCCAGAACTTCGACCGTGATTACGACCGCCTCCTGGATGCCTTGGATCGAGAGGCGCAACGTCAGGACATCCCGAAGGATGATCTGAAGGATGTTCAGCAGCGCATCTATGCCAAGATCCGGGAGTCCGTGAAGGAAGACGGGAAGATCCCTCTCAAAGCAGAGGATGTGAAGGCGATCGTGAAAGATTACAGGAAACACTTGGACCAGCTCGAAAAGCGGGTCCTCCGGCGCCACAACCGGAAGCGAGTCAAAGACAACCAAGAGGCGACGAAACGGAAGGCCAGGAAGGGTAAGGGCAAGAAACGGAACCCACCCAGGTCCCGTGGCCGAAAGCCGCCGAAGGAGAGGACGAAGTTCTCCCCTCCCGAGAACGTGGATCCCCTGGACGCTTACGTCGATCATCGCCTCGAAGCATGAGCATCGCTCATTAGCGAGGTGACATCATGGCAGGAAGACAGACAATCTGGGGTCAGGTAGACGGCTCAACTGATGCCCTATCGACCATCGACGGAATCCTGAAAGAGGATTACGTCATCCAGAACATCATCGACACCGTGAACATGGCGACGTATCTGCTTTCACGGATGAACACCGAGAAGACCACCGCCGGTCGGCGTTTCGTCTTCCCCGTGCGGTTCGGTGTTGGCGAGGGCCAGGGCAACCGGTTGGAGAATACCGATCTGCCCGACGAGGGATTCGGTGTGTACGACCAGGCCTACGGGAACGTCAGGTTCCAGTACGGCTCGATGTACATTTCCGGCCCGGCCATCGAAGCCACCGAGGGGGGACGAGCCACCTTCGCTTCGGCGCTGAAGCAGGCGCTGAAAGACACCAGAGACGGATTCCGCCTGGAGACGCACCGCCAGTCCTGGGGTGACGGAACTGGCGTCATCGCCAAGGTCGATGGGGCTGCCAGCTCCACGATCCAGAGCGTGAAGGATCCCTATGGCCTCTCCTACGACTCTTCGTCTCTGGAGAACAGCCAGAAGACCCGCCCCTTCCGGAAGAACATGAAGGTGCTGTTCAAGACCACGGGCGTTGTGCGTACCGTGTCTTCCGTGAACGGCGACGGGTCCATCACTCTCGACTCCACCCTGTCCACCACGGACGGCGAGGAGATCATCAGGGGAGACTCTACCACCCTGAACAACGAGGACAAGGAGTATTACGGTATCAACGCTGGCGTGAAGGCCACGGGTACCTACTACGGCATCGCCAGGTCCGGGGAACCGAACTGGCAGGCCAACCTCATCGACATGGACGGCGAAGCTCTCGATGAGGACATGCTTCAGTATGCCTTCGATACGGCGGAGATTCAGGGCGACGGTATGTCCAGCCCCGACCTGCTCATCTCCGAGCATCGCGCTCGCCGGCTCTACATCGCTCTCCTCCAGTTGAACAAGCGGTTCGTGAACACGCTGGATCTGAAGGGTGGATTCAAGGGCCTCGACTTCAATGGCACCGCATGGGTTGTGGACAAACTCTGCCCCCCGCAGAGGATCTATTACCTCAACACCATGGATTGGGTCTGGTTCGTGATGAAGAACATCGGCTGGATCCAGCGGGACGGTACCGTCCTGAAGTGGGTGAGCAAGAGGGACGCCTATCGTGCGGTTCTGGCGGCTTACAGGAATATGGCCTGCAAGCAGCCGGCCAATCAGACGGTCCTCTACAACGTCGTCTACTAACCCGAGCAAGGGCCGGGGGTGCTATGCCCCCGGTCCCCATCGGCCAGGATTATGGAAATACCAAAACAGTTGGTTGAAGATTTGAAGAAGGTTCGGCGGAACTTCGAGTTGAGGCTGAATCCGAAGGCTGTATGCGTCAATGCAGCCCACATCGATGCCTGTGGCTTGAAGCGGGGAGATGCTGTGTTCGATCCGCGCTTCGAACTATGGGACAAGGACCCTTATGGCAAAGAGTACAAGGTCATGACGGTCCAAGAGTCGGACGGCTCCTTCCGGTTTCCCGATCAACGGCTTGTGGACCACCTCAATAAGGTGAATCCGGAGCATTATGGCGGGAACCTGCACGCGATGGTCGCTGCCCTGATCGACGATCCCGAAGCTCTCCGGGAGTTGGGCACCAAAAAAGACACTGATGAGTTGATCGATTCGGTCGCCAAATGGGCCGAATGGTGTGAGACACCGAAGAGTGGTTCGGCGCTTTCCAAACGAGGAAGGCGACTCCTCAGCGGCTGATGCCGCCACAACACGGAGGTTGATGTGCCAGTTTTCAAAGTGACAGCAGGCAGAGGCGGTCGGCGCGAGCTTGGCCAGGTGGCAACAGAGGAAGAGGCCAGGGCGAAGGCTATCGATGATGGCGACCAGGAAACAGAAGATGCTCATGAAGAGATCGATCTTCCGGTTCCCCCTGGCTACCACGTTGCGCCTGACAAGCCGTCCAAGCCCCCTCAGCCCCAGGAGCCGTCAGCAGCGTTTCGTGCGCTGTCCAGGGATCTCCTGAAACAGTCCATCCCTTGGTGCAAGAAGTTCATCGCCAAGCTGGAGACGGGCGAAGAGATCGACGCCATCCGAGCCAGGGAGAATGGCCATCCGAAGTATGATGGTGGCCGAAACGGAATCCACGAGTCCCTGACAGACAGGGCCACGGAGTTGATGCCCAAGGCGGAACCCGTCGAGGCGGAAGTCGAGGTCGAAGAGGAAGAAGAGGTCGAGGAGGCTGAGGATCCCGAGAACGATGAGGAGGCCGAGATCGAGGAAGAGGAAGAGATCGAGGAAGAGGAAGAGCCGGTCGTTGCGGACGACCCGAACACCTTCCCATGTCCTCACTGTGACTTCAGGGCCGGATCTTCAGAAGGCTTGGAGGCTCACGTTCTCGCCATCCATGAAATCTGAGGGCTGACCCATGGCTCTCACGGCAGAACAGGTGATCGAACGGGCCCGAGAGTTTCATATGGGGTTCGATGAGCTGGCGCATCCGTCCAAGGTGTGTCTTAGCGCGTTGCGTAGAGCAGAACGACGGTTCTTTCATGTGGTGTCCCAGATCGCGCCCAACGCTTTAGCCGCCGACCATGTGTTCGATTCGACCGAGATTGATGCTGCGTTGCTCGGAGCTGCGCTTTCTCCGCCATCGTTTCGTATGATCCTTCCGACGGCGATTCTGGCCAACAATTCTGGCCTGTTCTCCGTGTCCATTTCCGAAGACGAACAGTCAGATGGCGCGAATTGCGCTCAGATCAGAATGGTCGGTAGAAGTCTCTATCTCATTCAGCCCACAGCCTTTCAGTCCGAGATCGACTCCGATGTCATCTCTGATCTTCTGGATACGTCGGAGTTCAAGAACGCTGACGGCCTGCGAATCACCTATGTCCCCTCACCAAACGGCGACCTAGCCTTGGGTGATTCTCTCACGGCCCCAGACGATGCCGAGGATTTTCTAGTGGGGGATGTCGTGAAGTTTTTGGTGATGCGGACGCCGGATGTGGCTGGTGGTGATCGCCAGGGGCTCATTGCAGTCGCAGAACAACTCCAGGCTGATGTGCTGGGCATGTACGAGAATCGATCTGCCGCCGAAACCCGGTGGTACGTTTCCGAAGTTGGCTAACCGAAGAGGATGTGACTCATGGCCGTAACAACCACGCCGCAGGATCTCATCGATGCGGCCTACGCAAAATCCATGAAGAATATGCCGGGCCAGATCGCGTCCGAATCAACGGAGCTCCTGCAAGTCGTGATTCGCACGCTCCGAAAATTCTATGCGATCGCAGCCCGGGTGAACCCCACCTTTTTCGCTTCCTCAGAGACGGTAGCAGCTCCTGGATCGGACACGCCGTGGGACAGGCCGGAGACAGCCGAATCCATCTTCAGGCTCGAGGAGGCCGATGGTACGGAGATCGTCGTCGTTCCCTTTGATGACCGCACGGCAGAATCCGGGAAACCCGCAGTCTACCGGCTGGGCCAGCAATTTTATGATGCCGGCAACGCCAGTGATCCCGATCCGGCAACGGACAGCATCAAATTCTGGTTCTCGAAGCGTCCGTCCAACCCGTCCACTCTCTCCGCGACGATTGACTCCATGTGGGTCGAGCAGTTCAACGAGTTGCCCATCCTGGAGATCGCGTTGTACCTGGCCTTCAAGGATGCCGGAACCACTGGCCGTGACATAGAGACTCAGGGACTCGTCATGAGCCGAGACGACTGGCTGCGGCAGTTCATCCTGTTTCTGGAACACGAGACCTCGAACGAACGGAAAAGATTCGGCCACCTCCGGCGTTTCAATACGCAGAGCCTGATCCCCCTGACCGACCTTCTCGTCGGCGGAAGCACGGTGGACCTGTCCCGTGGGAGCGAATGATCTATCGTGGCAGACTTCGTTCTACTTTCGGATTCTCCTGCCAATGGCGGGACGATCCAAATCCGTGACGCCATCATCGCGGCGGGTCACACCTGTACGATCGTAGATGATGACACGGTAGACGGATCCACCGACTTCACTGCCCTCGGGTACGACTGCATTGCGTTCCACAAAAGCAACCTGTCCACAGTGGACGCCCTGGCCATTCGCGCCCAGGGCCTCCCTACCCTTGTGACAGGTTCGGAATCGTTTCTAAAAGGTTTCGAGATCCTGGACGGGGCAGGGGCCAATGGCGTGAACGGGATCTACGGCACCGACGCGAGCCCCACCACGACCCACGACATCAACGACGGCTACTCGGTCGGCACGGACTACCAGGTCTTTCCGGGCACAGCGATCTGGAATGGTGTGGTCTGTGACACGGTGGGCCCTCCAGCGGGAATCTATGTCGGGACCCAGATCCAGAGCGATGATGGGACGGCCCCGAGGTATGGCTATGCCTGGGCCATCGAGAAAGGCGAACTCGATTGTGCTGGCAACGCCTTCGAGGCTCGATGTGTGTGTTTCGGGTGGGCCGGGCAGATCCCTACGACCCTGACTACGTTCGGCACCGATTGCATCGGGAACGCTGCCGATTGGCTGGCCACCGCTCCGGAGCCCTCGCGGCCGTCCATCACATCGGTAACGGACATCACCTCCGAGAGCGCGACCGTCAACGTTTCGGCGTTCAACAGCCCGAGCGGAAAAAGCCAACAGGCCCTCCATCTCCAGGTCCGGAAGTCTGGGCTCCCAGACTGGGTATCTCTCACGGACGAGGTTTACTACGGCGTCGTGAGCTCCGGAGAGATTGACGGCATGGTGGGAGGCAATGCCTACCAGGTCCGGGCCCGTTACCAGGACGACGATGACGCCTGGGGAGAGTGGAGCCTGCCCTACTGGTTCGAAACAGAGGACGACACCGGCACCGGCCCGTTCTCCTGGGATGACCATGCCCAGATGTGGAATATCGGGGACTCCCGGTACTTCGACTCCTACCTCGGGCCTGGGGGATGGGCGGGACCTTTGGAAAGTCTCAACGTAGACACACTACTTTGCGGGGAAACCGCAGCCACTCCCTCTAGCTACGTGGGCAAGGTCGGCACTTTCGGCCGGCTCCTGGGCCCTCCCTCGGTTTTGGCCAACACCGACATCGGGCCCAACAACGGGGCAAACGTAGCGGGGCTCGTCTCCTGGTTTTCGTTTCAAGGGGGGTTCTCCTGGCAGACGTACAATGACTGTGAACTCGCCCGGGCCGGCGTCGCCGCGCTGGTTTGTGGGACTTGTGAGCCCACGAACCCGGCCTACGCCTACCAGATCAACCACCAACCGAAGCTGGGCGATTGGCCCTGCACGGACGACATGCAGGGGGTGGTCGCGTACATCAACCCGGCCGTCAACTGGCCCTTCCATCTCTGCACATGCTTTGGAGACTATCTCTCTGCGAGGAAATGCTACTTTTACGGCCTCGCTTTAGCCGCCGACCTTCACGTGGACGTTTATTTCCAGGGAGAACGGGTCAAGCAGTACACCTACGCTTTGCCATGGAACCCCGTGTTTTCCAGTAAGGGCGCCTGTGCTTGGGATCGGAGAGCTGGCACCTGGATAGTGGCTTGCCGCCATTTCCCTTGGTACGGGATCCGGCTGAAGGTGTGGCACGACTACGATGCGGACCCTACCGGGAAGACCCACCGGATCCAAGCCGCGGTGAGCACCCCTGATCTGACCCGGGCCTACACCCTCGTCAACACGGAACTTCTTTTCGGACGCGGCCAAGCTGACCTTCCACCCAGCTCTGGCGATTGGGTGATTGACGAGACCTGGGAAGGGGGGAACGAGGAGACAAACCCCGGGCAGGGAGATGGTGGCCTCTACTGCGGGTGGACCGGTTATATGGGAGATCGCTGGACAGGCGTGACCCCCAACAACACTTGGGGAGGGACGGTCTACAAGAATCTGTCGGTCCAGGTTTTGGACGAGACGCATTGCGATACGCCGTGTGATGCCAACTACCTGCCCCCTCCCCCTCCCCCGAACCCGCTTCCGACTCCTTCGGAAATACCGTTTCTATCGCCATGTCCGCCGGATAAGAATATGGCCGACAAGGAAATTTACTTAGGTGGCAAAGCTAGTCCTGCCGGTCTATTCAAATTCGGCGGCTATGAGGTCGAGGCCGGGCGTACCATTACGGCGCGAATCCATCCGAATCCCATAACGCCACAAGGGGTCGATGGCGAGTGTCTGTTCAAGAATATCGTTGTCGTCTGCGAGCACTTCTCCGACATCAGCATCTCCATCGTTCCTATCCTGAACGGCGAGCGTTTGGACGCCTATGCCCAAGAGGAAATCTTCATCGGCCCTGGGGACAGGTCAGCCCTACGGCGTTATCTCGTTCCTCTCTACAGACAATTCGAGGATGCCGTAGTAGAGGGTGACGATGATGATCGGTTTCGGCACGGCCTTCGGGGGACGTTCCTCACGTTTGAAATGGAAATCGTCGATCTCTGTGGAATCGGCCTCCAGCTTCCCGGCGTGTGGGTTGAGTATGAGGTCACGAGAGAGGCTCATGGAACCGGCGTTGTCTATACTCAGGATCTGCTTCGAGAGCCTGCGTTTGTTCCTTCAACTCAGGTTTTCATGGGAACGAAAGGACACAACCGCCTCTTGAAGGCAGACTCTGGGGTCACGGACGACACCCTGGAGGTGCAGGCTCGGATGATAGGTAACCCAGTAGCCCCGGAAGGTGCTGGCGGCGAGTGCCAGTTCAAGCAACTAGCACTTTCAGTCAAAAGGTGGAACGCCAACGACATGGAGCTTCTGGTCACACCGTACATCGACGGCACGCCCCTCTCTCCCATCACGGTGACCTATAAGGCCACGACCGGACCCGTGCGAGAGATCACCGAGATCGCCTTGACCAACTATTACCGGCCGGATGGTGCGAGTGCTTTGGAGAAGTTCCGCCACAACCTCCGTGGGGCTTGGTTTCATGTAAAGATTGAAACAGGATCTGGCCTTCAAGAATGGTTGTCTATCGAGGGGTTGGACTTGGATTACGACCCCGTGCAGCGATCCCTCTACAAGGACCTGACCGACTGATGCCCAGGGTGCCAATTGTTTTCGGAAAAGGCCTTGACCGGGAAACCGGTGTCATGGCCATGGAAACTGGTGGTATGGAAGACCTTCGCAACGTCCACCTCCTTGATGGGAAGGTGCAGGTACGCCGAGGCTTCGAGCGGGTGTTGACGTTCACGGATCCGTCCGATAACGACCAGACGCATATTCTTGGCGGGATCCCTGTTCTCGGGGAACGGGCCGCAATCTATGTCACCTACGACCAACTGAATGGAAAGGTCAACGTCTGGTACGGGGATGGCGCCGCGTCCTGGGTGAGTTATCTAGGAGAGTGGGAGTTCAAGAATGCTAGTGACGTAGACCTGATTGCGGCAGCGGACGAGCCGCCAGTCATTTCTATGGCCGAGATGGCTGGCACCATCCTACTCGCTCATGACAAAAGTGATGTCGATTATCGGGCCCAGACTGCGATCATCACGAAAAACGCCGTAACCTTTGCCTGGCAACTCAACCTTCTCACAGTGGATTGGAGTGGCATCCAGAAGGTTCGGTTCCGTGGTGTCGTGAAGCACATCGAATACATTTGCGGTTGGGGTTGGGGCTCGGACTCTGAGGATCGTCCAGAAATTGTCAGAGTCAGTGAGCCCGGCGTTCCGAACTCATTCTCAGTAACGGACTACTGGCTCCCCGGCGATGCTGGAGATCCTGTCACCGCTTGCTACTCCTCGGGTGAGACGCTTCTAGCTTTTAAAGAAACGCACACATGGGAGTTGTTCGGCAACAACCGTGCGAACTTCGGCCAGCGCTTGTTGGATGGCCTCTACGGCATGCTCCATTCCAGACTCGCCGTGTCGGTCGAGGGTGCTGTCTTCGCGTGGACGAACGAGGGACCTCGGGTGTTTTCTGGCCGCGGCACCTCAGTCTCCCTGGAGATACCGCTGGAAATCACCTTACCCGAATCCTATGACCTTCCGACGAAGGCAGACGACGACGAGTCTTTTGCTATCTATATCCCTCAAAAACGAGAGGTGTGGTGGGTTTTCGGCAAGCGGGTGTATTCGCTGTCGATACGCAGATTGGATGATGTGAAGTGGACTTACAACACGTTGGGGTTCACGCCGCATTGCGGGTTCCGCCTCCCTCAGTCCGGATATGGTCTAGCGTCACCGCCTACCGGCTACCCATCTGGTCCGACAGCATCGAACGAGACGGACACGACGGTAGACATCGAGGTCACACTGAATAGCCAAGATGGTGACGAAACCCTCGAGATGTGGGTCCGTGCCGACGGCGATTCGGCATACACACTCTGGGCGTCGTTCGAAGTCGGCAGCGGTGGAACTCAGACTGAAACGCTCACCGGCCTGGACGCCGGATGGGAGTACGACATCGCCGTCAGATTCCGCAGGGGATCCTATTACACGGCCGGGTACGAAGACAGTGATCCTGACACATGGCCATCGTCGTCTAGGAGCACGTTCACGACGACCATGACGTCGTTACCAACTATCGACTCAGCTACATGGGCTCGCACTTCGGCCTCCGTGGAGAGGATCCAACTGACGATTACCCCGTCCTACAATGGCACCGGGTACGACGTCGAAATCCGCAGAGGGGGCGTGCTCATCGCTACCGAAACGGATGTGTCTGGCACTTTCACCTACAATGATGAGGACTGCACTGGCGAGGCCTCCAACTCGTATGACTGTCGCCTTGTGACAGCCTACGTCAATGGCTCCTACACGGCAGCCACGGCGCTATGGGCTGGACCGGATGCTCCCGAAATATCCTCTATCGACATCGACTCCGACGACGAGTACGACGTGTACTGGGCGAACGGAGGGTCATTCGAGACAGAAGTGTACGACTCCCTCCCCTCCGAGTCGGAAGGGGATGTGATGGACAATCTCAGGACGACGGAAGTTGCTGGAGAGGCGACAGCGGCAGTAGGGGTGGGCGGAGGCAACGACGGGAAATATCCCTGGGTGGGGGTCCGCCATAAGGCGACGACCTACGGGATCGATGATTACTCAGAGATTTCGTCCATGCAGTCGGACGATCCAATCCTCTAGGGGTACAGCATGGGAGATCCAGTCTACACGGGACGGACCGCAGTCGACAGAACAGAGAGCACGGCGAAACCAAAGACTCAGCCCGTATGGGGAGAAAGTTCGCCCAGAAACCAGCATTTTCCAATGGCCAGGATGACCGGATTCCACATCATCGCTGCGGAAGATTCTGATATTGACCAAGCTATCTCGGATCTAGAGGATGCCTGGGACACATGGAGCCAGGCCACATCCAGAGAGAGGTACGTCGTGCTAAGTGCCACCTACGAACATTATATCACTTCGGCTGGGGACCATGGGTTCGTGGCCTACATCACCTATTCCAGGTAGGAGTTGAACCATGGCGGCAGCAGTTAAAATCCGAGAAAAGAACGGAACAGGGGAGGCGGCAACCGACAAGACGTCGGGCACTGTTCGTTTCAAGAACGCGGACAATGCGACAGTGGACCTGAATAACCCGCTGATCGTCCCAACGGCGAACACCGAGTACAGCTACGAGAAGTGGCTTCGGGCCTACATCGACGCGACCGGTCCATCATCCCAGATTACCGATCTGG